CATGTGGATTTTCAGCATATTTATCATGTGAATCTAAATAATTTCTATAATTTTTTATCGTTGTGTAATTAGAACTATCTTCTACAGCTGAGTTTATTTGTTCTTTTAATTCCTCCTCTTGTATTATACGATACCTTATATGCATTTGTTTCTTTTCTTTTACAATGCGTCTAACATAAGCATGATGAATGATTTGTGTAAAATAAGAAAAGGGATTCTTTGATTTTTCTGGATTAAAATTATGAGCATAAAGTAGACAATTCTCAATACCATCAGATATCATATCATCACGAAAAGTATAATTAATAAAGTTAGGTCTCCAAGCTAGATTCTCTGATATCTTTAAAAAACATTCACCCATAAGTTCTGTACTAGGTGGATCAGGATCCTCTACTTCTCTTGCATCAAGTACTCGTTGCTTCCATTTTTTAATTTCTATAAAAAAAGCTTCATTATCTACATAATGTTTTGGATTTGGTTTAGCCATTATTTCACCCCAGTTGAACCAAGACCCCCGCCTCGGTTTTCAGTTAAAGATTCAATTATATGTGTGGGCTTATCAATTTCTACCATTTCAGACATTATTACAGGTTTAATTACTAACTGTGCAATTCTATCACCTATTTTTATGTCATATGGAATATGATTATGATTAATCATTATAATTTTAAGTTCGTCACGATAACCAGAATCAATAGTGCCAGGCGAATTTAAAACCTGTAATCCAAACTTTGCAGCTAAACCAGACCTTGAACGAACCTGTCCTTCGTATCCGTATGGTATAACGAAATAAAGGCCTGTATCAATTGTTGTCCAATTAAAAGCACGAATCTTGATATCTACATTAGAACGAATATCCATTCCAGCATCACCATCTTTTTTATATTCTGGCATTGGATTATTAGTCTCTCTATAAATTTCAATTTGTAACTTACCTGTCAATTTATTAATCATTATCTGGCCAATCCTTTTCGTTAATACCGAATACTGTCGATACTGTATTATAAACAGAATATTCTGTTTTAATTGTAGGTGGTCTGTTAAGTGAAAAGGTTTCTATGTGTCCACACTTTTCACATTCATAATATGTATACCACTTATGGTTACTAATTCCTTCTGCTGATTGTTTCATAGTTAAAGTTTTGCAATTCAAACATTTCTTTTTTGTTTTCATTGTCTTCTAACTCCCTATAAATCTTACGTTTGGTGTCAACTTGATACAATACTTTTTTTCTTTTTTTTCTAAATCTATGCTCAGTTTTAATGTGCTTATAAGTTTTACTCATACCTACCTCCTTTACAATGGTATTAAGGTATAATCATAATCAAATTTTTCTTTTAAATAAATACTCAATCTCTCCTTCCAATGTTTTAATCCATAATTATCATACTTCTTCCAATGTAAATCATCAATAATATCATATAATACTGCTTTGTTATTTTTATCATCTAATCTTAATACTCGACCAATAGATTGTAGATTTCTTATTTTAGCTTTATATGGATGAGCAAAAATTAAATATTGTAAATTCTTTATATTAACTCCTGTAGACAGGACACCAGAACTTGCAACAATAATTGCATCTTTTTCTTCTTCTGTTGCTTTTCTGATCTCTTCTCTTTGTTCAACATCTGTTTCACCTGCTATAAAAAAGATTCGTCTAGTAGGTGATTTTTCTGATAACATTCGTGCTAATACTTTTCCATGTTTCTCAACATAATTAAAAAGTATTAATGTATTTCCTTTCTGTTCTAATGCTAAATTACATATAAAGTTATTTCTTTTTGGATGAGATACAATAAAATCTATCTCTTCTTTATATGTTTTTTTATTCATCGCTTTACGTTCTACTTCAGGATATTCTAATTGTAAACATTGTATATTTAGTTTGGAAATATGTTTATTATCCATCAATTCTTTCGATGTAATAGCTTTATATGTTTTTCCAAACAATCCTTCAAGGACTAGTTTATTTGTTTTACAATCTGTTAATGTTCCCGTTGTACCAAAACGATACCTACATGATGTAGCCTTCTCCAAAATACCTTTCATAGCTTGTGCTGTTGCTAAATGTGCCTCATCACCTACAATCAAAGAAAACTGTTCAAAATATTCCTTCGGTAATCGGTGAAGACTTTGCCAAGTACTTATATATATTTGTTGGTCAGATGTCTTTTCTTTACCAGAATATATTTTATGACATTGTTCATCAGCATTCCACTCTTTATCATGAGATGAATAATCATCAAAATCACCATACATTTGTGTAGTTAAATTTACCGTAGGAACTAAAATCAATATCTTATCATCGTCTAAAAATCTTTGATACCATCTTATTAATGCGTATATAACTAAACTCTTTCCAGATGATGTCGGTGAAAGTAAAAGAGCTCTATCAGCAGTTACACATTTCAAAAAAGATGCTATTTGATAATCTCTAGGTATGATTGGTTTATTTTTACAATGTAAATTAAGAGAATCAAAAAACTCTTTTATAGCTACAATATCTAATCCCGATAAAGGCTTCACCTCAATAATATCTGTTTGTACTTTATAAGAATGTTTCTCAGCCCACTCTTTAAGATATGTAAATAACCCAAGATATAATTGACCTGTTTGCATATTAAACAAACGTATTTTACCATCCCACATTCTAGCTCTAACTTTTGGATGAAATTGTGCATTAGGTACTTTAAAGCTAAAATATTCATTTAACTCATAAGAGATATGCTTTTCACAAGATAATTGTAAAAATGTTTCATTTAATTTTGCAGCTACTATCATGTCAAATCACCAGCCAGAAATTTCTTCCACTTAATTGTATTAGAAATATTAAAAGATGCATTTTGAATAACTTTAGCAGTTTCATTTATCAATTTAACTTTCTCTTCTTGCTCTTCCATCTTATTCTTTATAAGAATCATTCGACCGTCAGCATCTAAAAACATATCCATATCATTTTTTAATACTTTCAAATCAAACGGTTCTTCTTCATATTCTTTTGGGTCAGCCTTCCCCGAATAATACTTCCATCTAGCAAGTCTTATAATCTTATATTCACTCTGTATAAACCGTAAAAGATTCTTTTCAAGATATGCCATCTGGTGATATTTATTAGCTAATTCGGGAATAGATACAGAATATCCATCAAGGTCGGTAATATCAATTGTAGTATCTTTAACACACATTTCTTGGATTTCAGTTATATTCATAATACAAGTATATCAAATATAATAGATATATACAAGGAATTAGTTATTCTATTTTTGTTATAGTAAATGCACCAGTATACTTAAACGTAGCATCAACGACAATAGGATCAATCGAAGTAGCATTAGTATCGAATTGCATAGCCCCTAGTATAACAGGAAATACATCTTTGAATACTATATTGTAATTTGGATTAGATTTATTAGTATGTATGATTACATTAATATCAGATTTCTCTGTCGAATCTTTATTATACTGATCAAAAGTTTCTGGAAAGCCTATAGAACTCAACCAGTTGTAAAGTTCCAAATAGTTTTGCATATCTTCATCTACTATAAAACTTAGATTCAAGTCTTCAAAATCTAAATGAGTACCTTCTATTGGAACATTAGCGAATGGATTAGGTTGGAGTGCACTACTCAATGCCATCCCGGGAATAGATATACGATTACAGAAATAACTTACATTTGGCATTCTACCAAAGTTTGTTTCAAAGTTTACCAGACTCAAATAGTTAAGATTAGCTGGTTGATTAGTGATAGCCATATTATTTTCCTTTTAATTTACTATTATACATATTATACTATATTTATAATTTATACAAGGAAGAAGAGTTTTATTATGAAATTAAACAAGAAAACGATAGGATTTTTTGTATTTTTACACCTAGGAGCTCTATTAGCATTCATTCCATCTATGTTCTGTTGGTCAGCAGTTAGTCTAATGTTATTCATGTATTGGTTAACTGCTTCCGTCGGAATTTGCTTTGGATATCATCGTTATCTTTCACATAGGGGAATGATACTCCCATATTGGTTAGATTATTTTATTGTATTTTGTGGGACATTAGCTTGTCAAAATGGACCACTAAAATGGGTATCACATCATAGAATGCATCATCAAAATACTGATACTAAAAAAGACCCGCATAATGCAAATCAAGGTTTTTTATGGTCACATTTACTATGGATGTGCTATGATACACATGAATTTGATAACGAAAGACGATTACGAAGGTATACTAAAGATATCAATAACAATAGATTTTATCAATTGTTAGACAAATATTTTATTCATATTCAAGTAGCTTTAGGAATTTTATTCTATTTAATAGGCGGGATATCTTGGGTTGTATGGGGAATATTTGTAAGACTGGTATTGGTATATCACATTACCTGGCTAGTTAATAGTGCTTGTCATATGTTTGGCTATACTAACTATAAGATAAAAGGTGATTATTCTACTAACTGTTGGTGGAGTGCACTATTGAGCTTTGGGGAAGGATGGCATAACAATCATCACTATAATGCTAAAAGATATACTACAAGAGTTAATTGGTATGAATTAGATGCTACAGGATTGCTTATCTGGAGTCTTTCAAAGTTAAACATTATTAAGCTATTAAAGTATTAATATATTATCAATGTATCTATTTGATCTCTAAGTCCACCACATATAAAGTATAACAAAGCCAGAACCATGATGTAAGGAAGAAGTTGGGGAACACCTAACGCAACGATAGATGTCCCCCGCAAGAATGAATGCCCTAAGGTAGCGAAATACACGAATGGCGCCCCGTTCTTGTTCCTCACAACTATTTATACAAGTCTTTTACCAGTAAAGCCTTTATGTTGTTTATATCCCTTGGTACCATTACAGACCCTAACCATATTACCTTGGTCTATTCCATGAGTTCTGCAAAATTCATGCAAATTTCTAATCGTTTCAATCTTACCATTTGGATGAGTTATTTCCCAATTCTTTGAGTTGGATTCACCCACCTTTGCCCGTTGTGATTTAGATACAGGTCTGCCTATCAATTTCTGTCTTATCTTTTCATTATGTTCTTTTGTATGTTTTCTTCCCAACTTCCAATCCCTGATCTTTTGTTTTGATTCTTCTGTATGGGGAACTCCCCACCTACCTTGTCCACCTGCACATATGTTGTATCCATCCTGCACTGTGCCAAACCTCCATATCAAATCTTTTTCTAACTGCATTGCAAGTTTCATATCATCCGTTTCAGTTATCACTTCATGGTCCCAACATTCAATTCCATATTTTCTTAATGCATTATGAAACTTGTAATTTTTTTTCTGAGTTAATGCTTCTGACACATGACTCTTCCATCTTTCATCCATTGTGGATTGAGTCATACCAATGTAAGACTTATTCGATTCCATGCAAGTATGCTTGTAAAGTGTATAATTCATTCTATTAACCTTATGTAGTTGTCGTTGTAAAAGAAGGCCGGAACCGAAGTCCCGACCTTCTGATATACTATATATAAAACAGCTTTACATTAAATTTGTCACTTTCACTTTTCTGTAATATACGTTATTTCCAGCACCGGCAGTTACGAAAGGATTATCTACCATTCCGTACCTCGTTTTAAAGCCTATCTTAGGTTGGAAGGTTTGCTCACCCATCGCACGAACCATCTGCAACG